TGATCAATGGGGCTATAAGATAGGTATTGGATTAGGGACTGGTACTGCTGCAGTATCTGCTCAAGATTATTACATAGCTGCTATAATACCACACGGAACAGGTGTTGGTGAAATAAAATACTTTGGTGGTAATATCAATGATGTTGTAATAGATGGATCAGATGCATATTTTGATATTGAAAGAATTTTTCAGAATGGTAGTGGTTCTTCAATTATCATTAAGGAGTTTGGTTTAGCTGTTATAGCAGGGAATTATTCTACATTGATAATTCGTGATGCTTATTCAGATGCTGGAGATTGGACTACTGTAGCAGATGGTGAGTATTTGAAAGTGACATATAGAATTAAGGTTACAGTCTAATGTACGGTCCGTTTGGAAGATTTCAACTTTCTGATACTTGGGGAGCTGGTCAGAAAGGAAAGTTAGTGGTTTGTGTTGGTGATCGTTCTTCTCATGGTGGAATAGTGATAACCTCCAATAATGATGATACTCATTTGTCAATGAATGGTATAGTTGCTGTGGATCAAGCTCTTCATTCATGTCCAATAGAAGGACATGGGATTACTCCAATTACAGCTATAACTGTGAAGAGTTATCATAACAATAAGTTAATTCTTACTGAATTGGCGATTGCAGGTTGTGGAGCTAGAATGACTCCACCGAATAGACATCATTTTGTGGAGTAATATCATGACACTTGTGATTTGGAGTGATCTTCATCCGAGTCTTTCAAAGGATACGCAGGGTAATATTCGTATATCTGAGAATGTGGATGCTGTTATTGGGGCTATAGATAATATCTTAAGAACTAGGAGAGGAGAGCGTGTAATGCTTCCGGAGTTTGGATCGGATCTTAGTGATATGGTTTTTGAGTTAGCTGATCAGGATTTGTTTGATAGATTCTCAAGTAAGCTGATGGAGACCTTATCAAGTTGGGATGATCGTGTAATAGTAAATTCAATAAACGCAAGAATACATCCAGATTCCAATTTGGTTGATTTGAAGATATCTTTCTCGATACGAGGATATGGCAAAGTTTTTGAATATAGTTCTACATTGCAAAGTGTTTAGGGAGTTGAAAACAAATGGCTACTCGTGATCCTCTTAGTTATGTTGACTATGATTTCGATAATCTAGTTACAGAATTGAGCAACAGGCTTAAGGTTACTGATGAATGGAAGGATACCTATGAATCCTCTACAGGCCAGATGCTAATAGAGTTTCTGGCTTATCTCTTTAATCTGGTCTTGTTCAAACTGGAACGGCAAGCAGAAGAAGGTTATATCGGAACTGCTCAAAACAAGTCGAGTATTGTCAATCTGGTTCGTTTAATTAACTACACTCCCAAGAGGAAGGTTTCTGCTACAGGTGAATTAACTTTTACTAGAGTAGAAGCAGATTTAACCAAACGAATCTTTATTCCTCAGTATACAGAATGCCAGACTTCGGGTGCTTTGAAGTTTGTTACGATGAGTGATACTACTATAGAGCCTGGATCTGCTTCCAAGACAATTTCTGCTATACAGGGTGAGTTGGAGGTTTTGGAATTTACTTCTGATGGATCTTCCGACCAGGAATTTAGTATTGATGATACAGACGTTGAGAACGATGAACATGCAATGTATCGTCCGTTCTATTCTTTTCGAGTTATTGTGGATGGAGTGGAATGGTCAAGGGTTACTTCCTTCTTGTCTTCTGGTCCTACAGATACAGATTATCAATTAAGAGCTGAATTAGATGATACATTAACGCTCATCTTTGGTGATGATGTTAAAGGAAAGATTCCAACTTTGGGAGCAACTGTTCAAGTTAAGTATATTCGTTCGGATGGTAGTGATGGTAATGCTTATTCAACTGGAGTGATTACTACTATAAATGACACTATCTATGATGAGGATGGAACAGAAGTTGATTTAACAGTAACCAATTCAACTACTATGTCTGGTGGAGATGATGCTGAAGATTCGGAAGAGATTCGAGCGGAAGCCCCTTCGGTTTTTGCAACAGGAGATAGAGCTGTAACCAAGGAGGATTTTGAAGCTATCTTGATGAATTATGAAAGTATTGCAGATGTAAATGTTTGGGGTGAGGCTGAAGAAAGTCCTCCAAACTATGATTTATACAATACAATAAGGCTTGCTATAATACTGGATGACTGGAATCTCCCCACCGATTCTTTCAAGTCTACCTTATCTACCTACTTATATAAGAAGTCAATGATAACAGTCAAGTATGAGTTTATAGAAGTGGATATTCTTGATGTTATTGTATCAGTAGAGTTATGGGCGGTAGCTGGAAACGACTTGTCTCAAGTCCAGTCAGATGTAGAAGATGTATTAGCTGCCGAATTCACTCTTGGAACAACTACTAGAATAGGTGATGATAAGAGACTGTCCAACCTAATTGATGCAGTAGATTCCTTAACTTCTATTTCTTATCATCATATGACTCTTCAGATAAGAAAAGATCTGACTGCTCAATACCAATCCGGAGTTGATTATGGAGAGATACTTGGAGGTTTACCTATAAAGCCAAGTTCAGTTGAAGTCTATGCTACGGTAGATGAAACTACTGGAGTGTTGATGGCTACTGATGATGGAGCTGGTGGATTTACAGATCTTTCATCTGATTATGTAGTGACTGGCTCGATTGATTATGATACTGGTTTGATTCTAGTTGAGCTCGAACCAGATACTTATATTTCTCAAGTCTATGTTGTATACGAAAGTGATGCCGATGGTGACATCACAACTAGCACTCGCGAGATTTGTAAACTATATTCAGTTGATGTTGACTCGATTGCATATGATACATAAGATGTATAACTCGTTTTATTAGGATCTCGTATATTTGTATTGGAGCCAATGTGTTTCTAGCTTACGGAGCGTTGTATAATGTCGTTATTGGTTTGTTTAGGGGTGTAATCCGTGACAATTGACATCACACACCTATATCCTGAAAAATTCCGAACTTCGGCTTTCTTCCAAGCTTACATAGATGTCCTTGAGGAAGTTCTTGAAGAAGTTTTCGGAGAAATAGAAGGTCTGGCTGACCTTCAAGATCCAAATAGAGTTTCCCTTGGTCATCTTCAGAGATTGGCTGACTTGTTGGGGATAACCCTAACTAGTGGTGATGATGCCACTGAGATGCAGAGGAGAAGAGAGTTGATTCAGTCTGTGGATTGGATTAAGTTGAAGGGAACTTATCATTCTCTGGATGTTTTGGCTCTGATGTTTAACTTCACTTTTACTGTCTATGATATGTACACAAATGACTACTCTACTTTTGTGGACGAGGAGTGGTTTGTTGGGAATGAAGATGAAAATCCATCTGATTTGGACTCTTCTTACTATAAGAGCCCTCATTTTGGTTTGGCTATTAGATTGGATAGAGTTTATGATGCTGATACTTATGATGGGGTTTATTACAATAGACATCTCTGGAGAACTACTCTTTCAGTTGGTATATCGGCATTTGTAGAAAAGATTAGACCGGCAAATACTGTTCCTCATTACCTAATTCTATTAGAATGCCAAACGGATGAGTCTGGTGATGTTTATGTTATTGATGCTACTGAGGTAACAACTAGAATAGTTGGTAATTGGACTTATTCTAAATTGTTCTTTGATGGGGATTATCTGAATTCTTCAGATGAGATCTATTTTGACGAAGATTGGTATTTTGATAATAGTGTAGAAGCATTTATTAGTAGTATAACTATTTGGAAATTGGGGTCTTGTAGTGGTTCTGGTTGTATGGATCTAACTGGTTCAAGCCCTTTAGGTGGTTTTGAATTAGATCTAGTTGGTGTAGAAGGAACAATAGATAAGAGAACTATTGAGAATGATAGGATACTATTCGAGTTTACTGTTCCTGCTGCAACTGAACTCAGTGGAACAACTCAGATTGGGTTATATTCCAGTGTAGGTGAGCTGATGATAGCTTCTACTTTCCCAGAAATTTCCAAAAGTTCAGATATGGCTTTGAAGGTTAAAGTTACTGTTCTTAGAGAGGGTGGCCAAGCTTGGTCTTCTTCTAGTAGTAGTAGTTCAAGTAGTAGTTCGAGTTCATTAAGCTCATCTAGTTCAAGTAGTAGTTCAAGTTCATTAAGCTCATCTAGTTCAAGTAGTAGTTCAAGTTCGAGTTCACTGTCCAGTTCGAGTTCAAGTTCTAGTTTGTCATCTAGTTCAAGTAGTTCAAGTTCTAGTTCACTGTCCAGTTCGAGTTCAAGTTCTAGTTTGTCATCTAGTTCAAGTAGTTCAAGTTCTAGTTCACTATCGAGTTCAAGTAGTTCAAGTTCTAGTTTGTCATCTAGTTCAAGTAGTTCAAGTTCTAGTTCACTATCGAGTTCAAGTAGTTCAAGTTCTAGTTCACTGAGTTCTTCTAGTAGCTCAAGTTCGAGTTCATTGTCCAGTTCAAGTAGTTCAAGTTCTAGTTCACTATCGAGTTCAAGTAGTTCAAGTTCTAGTTCACTGAGTTCTTCTAGTAGTTCAAGTTCTAGTTCACTATCGAGTTCAAGTAGTTCAAGTTCGTCAAGCAGTTTTGCATAATAGGAGAATAAGCAATGCCCGCAGATGAAGGTTCTCAGGTTGTTAGAACACAATACCATGCTCCAGTTGATTCCGATGTTATAAATACCAGGTTTTTTGGTATACGTCCGAAGGGTATCTATTCAGGTGGTTATATCACTATAACCAACCCAGCTACAGGAGCTATTTCCATC